TCCAAAGGGAACTGGTGTTCTTAAATCAGGATCTTCTGCGGTTAAAATTGCAGGTAAAGAAACTATTTGGGTTCCAGCTTCAGCAATGTATGGAGCAACAACAAACCCAGCTGATGCACAACAAGTTGAAACAACAGCAACAAGACCTGATATGAAAGTTTTAGACTTTGATAAAGACACAGATGAATTTGCACAATTTTCAATAGCAATGCCTAAATCATGGAACGAAGGTACTTTAACTTACCAAGTTTATTGGACACCTGGTTCTACAAATACAGGCGATTGTATTTTTGGATTACAAGCCGTTGCGTGTGCAGACAATGACACTATTGATGTTGCATATGGAACTGCAATTGAAGTTACAGATGCTGGAATAGGAACAGTTGAGGATCAACAAATTTCAGCTGAAAGTAGTGCAATGACAGTTGCAGGATCACCAGCAGCAGGTGAATTAACTTATTTTCAATTATTTAGAAACGCAAATGATGGTAGTGATACTTTTACTGCTGATGCAAGAGTGCTTGGAGTTAAAATATTCTTTACTACAGATGCTGCGAACGACGCATAAGGAGTTTAGAGTATGAAAAAAATAGATACACCTTTAATTACAAAAGGCAAAGGACATAAAAATCAAAACTCATCTAGAGGTAAAATGTTTGGTTATCAAGTCTTAGGATTTGGTTCTGGAGGCTCAGTAAAATTAAATGATGTTGGTATAGATATATTATTGGTTGCCGGAGGAGGCGGTGGTGGTGCACAAGCTACCGGTGCAGGCGGTGGCGGAGGTGTAGTTTTAATCCCAGCTCCTAATGGAACAGAATTACTTAATCTTGGTGTTGAAAATACTATTGTTATAGGCGGTGGAGGCTCTGGAGGTACAGACGGAAGCCCAGCTAACGCAGATACTGGAGTGGATAGTACAATTGATTCAACTGCTGGACAAATTATTGCAAAAGGCGGAGGAAGAAATTTTAACCCAG